TACTACTGCGCCATCATCAATCTGGAAACTAACGAACAGCTCCTCGTTAGGTTCCATACCCGCCATGTTCGGCGGTTCACCCTGCGGCCATTGCGCCTCAGCAGGCCACGTGACCTCCCATGAACCGGTTGCGTCCTGCACAATGCGGAGATGCATCTCATCATGCGTACCAGCAGCAGGCAGATTCGCAAACGTCGCGGTAGTATTCCCCGAAATCGTGATGACCTTGAAAACGCTAGTATTCCAATCCAGCACGCTGGTAGTCGGCCACGCGAGGCTCTCAATAGGACCCGTCAGGCCAGCACCACTACCACCACCGGCAGGAGCCAAAGCGTCGATAGCTTGCTTCACCCGAAGAGGACTAAACGCCCTAAGGGCAACCTCAGTACCCGCCTCAGACTCCACCTGACTAGCAGCCTTAGTACCCCACCAAGTATCAGCCCTAGCATCCGTCTGATACTGCGTATGGTCATCATCGACTAAGCCAGTCAAGGCCCCGTGATCAGCGACGCCGGCGACATCTGGATTCGTTATAACCAGCGTGCCGGGTGCGGGTGTTCCGTATGCCCAAACGCCTATTGATGTTTCGTAAATTCGGAACGGGCCGCGCCTATTCGAAACGGTGCTCAAATCGTCCAGCGTCTGCAATTCCACAAGCCAACAGACGGTTGGTTGCGGCTGCCCGGTTGCGCCTCCGGGGATGTAGAAGCTCACGCCGTCCGCTGCGCCTTCTGGTTTCCATCGGCTGTTCGTGAAGTCGTACTCGGCCAGATGCAGTGTCGCGTACACGCTGACGCCGTCTGCATATGGCTCATCGAACCGCACGGCAAGCCGGGTACCGGCTGCCAATGTCCGGCCGCTCGGGGGGGTTGGGCCGCCTGTCACTTCAAGTAGTGGCATGTGATCGGATCCTTTCGGTGTTCATATTGTAGCGGGTTGCCCAAGATCATCGAGCCATGTTGGGCCGCTTGGCCATAGGCTGATGTCTACTCGATACCCGAGCAGTGTTTGCGATCGCGTGACGGCGTCCAATCCTAGAACCGGGCGGTAGAATTCGCCCCAACGAACCAGGGTTACGGTATCGAGCACAGCTTGCAAGTCCTGCAATTCATCAATCGCTGTACGTAGGTCATTCGCTCGAATTTGTACCGTGAATCCCACCGCTTGCGGGGATCGTTTCCCGTCGCCAATCAGGAACCATGTGTCACCGTATGGTGCTCGCTCTGCGCTCTGATCGCGTTTCTCTGTCTCCGGTTTGATGGTGTAACGCTCTGTCGAATATAGCAACCCGGTAGATCCTTCTAAGATCAGATTAGTGAGGCCGCTCATGTTTTTACCTGCTCTCGGCTCGCTAGATAGTCGAGCGTGTCGAGGTGGCTGTCGTCCACCATGCCGCGAATCAGTTCAGCCATCGCTTCATCTTCGGCATCGTCTCTAGCGCCGAGCTGGACTCGTGTACGAATCCCTTCGCCGGTGGTGATTCTCATTTCTACATCTTGCGTTTCCAATTCTGGTAGTACGGTGCCATCCCCGAGCGTGAGCGTGATTCGGGGTGACACGTCAAGCGTTCCATATTTGATGGCTGCTGCTGCCTCCGGGGTGGGCGTGTGTATTAAGGCTGCGCCCACCCGATCGAGGGTATTCGTGTCCACCCATTGGGGTGCCACGACGCGTAGAGTGGTGACCTCCACAATGACTTGCTCGCTCGCTACTTCGGTAGCGTCATAATCGAAGGAGACACCCACATCCCTAACCCGGGCGGACGTATCATCCCATCGGGTAGCTGATAGAAACTTCACCAGCACCGGGAGTTGCGCGCCAATGTTAAGCAGATCATCGCTCGCGCTGTATGTGGCACCCGATATGTATGCCCACACTTGCACGGGTGTGGTGCCCGCGATTGTGATTACACGCGCTTCCGTTTCCACGATCTGCGCGGGAATGAATGCATTGAACGAGATCGCGACACCCCATTGATTTGCTAGCGGTTCACTCGCTCCCATAAGGTGAACATACCGGATTCGGGTGTCCTGATTCGTGTCCGAAATATACGCGCCGTGTGTCGCTTCATTGAATGCCACCCATGTCACACCGGCATCAGATGTGGCTTCCAGATAGCCCTCTGCGGGATCTGGCAACAAAAATGTGTAATCCGCGGGCTCGGTTTTCACGAGACTAGCAGGCGTCGCGACGTACGCTGTGGCCAGCCCGTGCGTGTCCCGTTCGTTGTTCGCTGTGTGTTCGTACTTCATGGGCCCGGCCGGGGTGGTAGCCAAGAAAATCACGCGGGTAACGAGCTTCTCATGATTCGTTTCGATGCTCTCCACGATGTCTATATCAAGGCCCTCGGTCCATGCGGTGGCCGGTCGGGTGTCACGCCGAAAATAAATCAGTCCCTCCGTATTCATGCCCCACTCCACGGGCGGCACCCACTCATTTTCGGCGTACGTGATGCCGTCATAGATGTACGTCGTGCCGGATGGCACAATGAAGCCGGGTGCTCGGTTTGCGAGATCATCTAGGCAACTCCCGATGCTGGCATAGTTCGTATAGAAACTACCCGCGAATCCGGTCACCGGGAAATCTGACAGGACCGCTCCGTATGGATTCATGCCGGCGACCATGATGTTCGCGCCGTTGCGTAGGGTGGCGGCAACGCTCGCTAGATCCGCGCCATCAAACACGCGATGCTCCGTGTTCGCTTCCATAAGCGCTTTGCGGCCACCCACTGCATGCACACGACTCGGTGTTTTTCGGCGTTTCGCTCCGGGCGCGATAATGATTCCCCAGAATCGGTGTGTCCATGTGACGCCATCGTCTGCGCTTGTGTCGATCGCAATCCAGTCGCGGGCATTGAAGCCTACCGCGTCATTGCTTACTGTCATGATGGCTTCTTTGCAATCCCCAAGCGCGGTCGTGGCAATACTTTCGATGCTTAGAATCTGGTCCGCCGGCGTGATTGTGGCTGCCAATTCCACACCGCGCACGAAGCCCGCGAGCAAATCGTAGGTTGTCGTGCGGGTGTACCGTCGGATGCGCCATGTGAAAGCCATGAGTCATTATCTCCTGTACGCGGTGGTGCGACCAAACATGTTTTGGATTCCCAACTTGATTGGTATCCCGTTGTCCGCGATGCGTTCCATGACGCCGGTCAATCGGTTCATGCTTCCGACTAGGCTGCCGGGATCGTTCGCATCTTGCCGCCCGGCCATGCTTTCTTTGATGATCAGCGCGCTCGCGGCTAAGGTTTGCGCGGCCTGAATTAGGGGTGCCACTACTGCGAATTGCGCGGCGGGTGGCATGCTTCCGAGGATCTCCCGGGGTGCGGTGGCGGTGCGGTCGGGTGGTTCGTATGGTTCATATGTAGGCGGGGTGTACTCGCTCGGGGTGTAACGGGTTGGCGTGTACGTGGATCCTCCACCGGATCCGCCGCGGCTGGTTGGCCGGTTCGCTGCCTGCTCATTCGCGAGTGCCTGCCTTTGATTCGCGAGATAGGCTTCCATCTGCATAATTTGTAATTCGATCACGCGGGGCGAAACGGGCGCGAATGCACCCATGGCTTTCGCGGCGGGTAGGCTAGCACGCAATCTCGCCAGATCCTTTTCGGCTTGCGTGATTTTCGCTGTCGTGTCCTCGCCTTGATATGTGGCGGTTCGCTGCGCGGTTCGATTTGCGCGGGCTTCGACCTTATCCACCTCACTGTTGAAGTGATCCAAAACCGGCTTTACGGCTCGCCATGTTGCTTCACCTACAGCTATTGCGGTATCTGTTGCCGCGGTGATCGCAGCCATTTCCATGGGCTTTATGACGCCATCTGCTAGGGCGTCCACAACCATGTTTGTTAGATTCTCCAACGCTGTTTGCATGCCGGCGCCCATAATTGCGGCTTTGATTACTGCGTCGACGATGATGCCGCGCAGGCGTTGCGCGAATTCAACCCGGAATTCTTCAAGGGTGCCGGCTTTGAGTGCCTCCGCGGCGGCAGCGCCGAAGCTGTTTGCCATCTGCCACCCCGCTTGCGCGGCTTCCTCGTTGACGCTTTCCCATGTGAACCAGAGAAACCGGTGCTGCTCCACGGCTTTGCTTGCCCGCGCGATGCCTTCGATGGCGGCTTCGCCTAGATACTCGAAGCCGTTCGCTATGTCGGTGAGTTGCGCATTCCATTGCCCGGTGGCGTTGACGATGCTCATGATGGCGGATGCAATCGTGCCGATGGCTGACGTGACGGCGCCGACGATGTCGCCCGATGCGAGCTTGCCCATAGACGTGATGATGCCGCCCAATGCGTCGAGCCCGATGCTGCCCGTATTCTGCAACGCGCCACCTACTGCGCTCATCACTCCACCGAAGTCAAGTCCCTTCGTGATGCCTGCATCTAGGCCGGCGCCAATCGCGCCGAATACGCTGTCCGCAATCTGCCCAAGTGGGCCACCCAGAATGCCCGTTATGGAGGCTGCGGCGTCCTTGAAATCGGTTGTCGCTCGCGCGGCTTCCTTCGCGGCGTCCCCATTATTTCGCGCGGCGTCCGTTGCGATGTCCATGCGGGCTGTTTGCGAGACGAGGGTGTCGCTGAAGCTCATGGCGGCTTCGTTCGCATTCTCGACTGATGCGGCATAATCTGCTTGCGTTTGGCTGGCATCCCGGCCGGCCTGATTCAGCTGCTCAAGCGTTCCCGAAAATTCGGTGGCCGCTGAATTCGCTGCAACCATCTGCAAGCGTCCCCACTCAAAGCCGGTGATTGCGCTGCGTAGGTTCTTACCTACCGTGTACGCGTTTTCCCATGCCTGCTTTAGTGCGTTCGTTCGTACGGCGGCTTCGTGCGCCTCCGCATTCGTTCCCGCCAGAACGTCGGTCAATTGTAGGGCGCTGACGCCGACCCGCTCAAGCGCGGCGCCCAATTCCAGCGCGGCTTGCGCTTCTAACCTCATGGCGGCTTCGTCGCTACTGACGCGCATGCGATCCGCGGCCACGCGGGCGGTTCGCTCTGCCTCCCGCCCGATTCGTGTTTCCGCTCGCTGCGTATCCTGCAGTCCGCGTACGGTTGCCGCGGCGAGGCTGTCCATGATTCGGGCGCCGGCCGCTTCGGCGTGCGGGACTTGCACCGCGTCAACGGCTCGCTGATGCTCCATAATCCCGCGCACGGTGGCTGATGCGAGGCTGTCCGCAATCAAAGCGCCGGCTGCTGTCGCGTTCGGAATGAGCGCCGCCCCTCGGCGTTCGGCGATCTCCCCTGCGGCTGCCCGATCCCGTCCGCCTTGCAAGATGTTCGTGCGGGACGTGGTGCGTCGCCCGGCGGTGTCTTGCCTGATCAGATCCGATAGATCGAGAGCTCCGATTGCTTCCAGCTCCGCGCGTAGAGTGCTCGCTGCAACCTGCACACCCGTCACCTTCGCAGCCATGCCGTCCATCGCTTCGCCTGCGATGCCCGCCGCGGTGGGGATTAGATTTCCGAAAACGTCTTGTACGGTGTTGCCCGTGTCAACGGTTTGTGTGTCAACATTCTCCACCGCGGTGTCGATCGCATTCATGCTGTCTTCGATCGTGACGTAGGTGCTTGCGACTGCATAGATCATGTCGTCATGCGCGGCTGTTACGCGGGCGGATCCGTCGCGTACTGTTTCCATCGCCGTTCCGATGCGATCCGTTATCCTCGCGCCAATCTCTTCCCATGGTTCAAGCGAAACGGTGGCTATATGCTCCAATTCCACGCCCAATGGTGCCAGAACCGTGCCGGCTGCGGTCACGAATGCGTTTAGTCCGCCTATGATTCCGTTCAACGCTTGGCTGAATACCCGGCGGATGGTGACGCCCATCACGTCGAATGCGCCAATCACTGCTGCAACCGTGACCTCAAACGCGCCTTTGATAACGTCGCCAATTCCGAAGGCGATCTCGCTCATTCCGCGTAGGATTTCGCCCCATGCCCACGAAACCTTGTCCCAGTTCGCAATCACGGCGCCGCCGATCGTGATCAGCCCAGATACTTTCTCTTTGATCCATGCCACAGCGGTAGCGGTGATCTCCTGTATTCCGCCCCAGTTTTGGTTCCATGCTACGTATAGAGCGCCGATCGCTAGGCCAATCAACGCAATCGGGCCAAGCATCGTGATCATCGCGACGCGCGCGGTGATGATCGCTACTTTGATGGCGGGCAGCAATTTCAGGAACGTACCAAGCGCGATTAGGGTCGGCCCGGCGGCCGCTGCAATGCCCGCAATCACGACGCCGAAGCGCAAAACGATCGGGTTCAAGTTCGCAATCGCTCGCATCATGTCCGCAACGCGCAGCGCTATATTCGTCGCGAAATCCAATAGGCCGGTATTTGCGATCGCTAGGTTGACCGCCTCGAATGCGGAGCCGACTTGCTTCATGGCCGGCCGGAAGCCGCGATCCATTGTGTCAGCCATCTTATTCGCTGCGCCATCGCTATCATCAATGTCTGCAGTCAAATCACGGAATGCTTGCGATCCCTGCGAAAGCATCGCCGCCAATCCCGGGCCGGCTTCGGTGCCTACGATGCTGATAGCATCCGCGGCTGTAATGCCGCGCGCTTCCATCTGCGCGAGCACATCCGCGAATGGCACGGCGTTTCCTGCGGCGTCCCGTAGGCTGATGCCTAGCTCCCCGGCTTTCGCGTCGAGCTGCGCCAACATTCCACGGAATGCTGTACCCGCCCGCTCGCCCTGTATGCCGGCGTTCGATAGCACGCCGATCGCGGCGGCTGAATCCTCGACGCTGATGCCCATGGCCGCTGCGATCGGTGCGACGTAGCTCATGGCTGCGCCAAGCTGCCGTACGGTGGTGTTCGTTTGCGCGGCTGCACTTGCGAGTGTGTCATTCACTCGAGCGAGGTCGCTTGCTTCGAGCCCGAATCCGGTCAATACGTTTGATGCTAGATCCGCGGCTGTTGCTAGATCGAGGCTGCCGGCGACCGCGAGCTGCAATACGTCCGGCAGCGCCGCCATGATTTCGGTCGTATTGAATCCGGCGCTTGCAAGGAAGCTCATTCCGTCCGCGGCTTCGCTTGCACTGAAGCGGGTGGTCGCGCCTAGATCCTTCGCTTGCGCTTCGAGCGCCTCGAATTCGGTGCCGGTGGCATTCGTGAAAGCCTGCACCTGATTCATGCTTTCCTCGAATTGCCCGGCGGTATTAAGAATCGCTGCGCCCATAATCGCTAGCGGGGTAGTTATCCCGATCGTCATGCGGGTACCAATGCCCTGCATGCGGCCGCCAATGCGATCCATATTCTGCGCGAAACTCTTGGTTTGCCGCTCCGCTTCGTTCGCTGCTTGGCCTATGTGATCAATCTGACGGCGAACATCGTCAAGCATGCGTGATGCCTGATCAACGGCGCTGATAACGATTTCTACTTCGTTGCGATTCGCCGCCATATGCTCACGTCCTTATTCATTCCACGCGGGCGCGCGCTTCGATCCTCCGCCGGATTTCATGCTCGCTTTTTGCGCTTCCAAGGCGGCCGCGTTGATATCTCGCTGGTAACACGAAAGATTGAATGACCAATCCCCTAAATCGTCATGAAGGAGTGCGGCCGGGGTCGTGCCGTACTTCTCGGCCATCCTCGATATCGCTATCGGCCACTCGCTCCGCAGGAAAGGCCACCATGCCGTCGCCCTCCGCGGGCGCGGCGGTTTGCAGCGGTGCGTACGGTAGGCTCGAAAATTTGATGATCTCGTTATGTAGATACTCGAAATCGTCACCCAAATCTGATGGTGCCAATATGTCACCCTCAGCGTCAGCTGGATCGAACGCGACGGTAGTCGGCTCATCACCGGGCACGGTTACGGAGACGATTCCGAAATGCAGAATCAGTCGGGATTGCCGATCGTTGATCTGCACCGATGATTCGAGAAGCTCACCATCTTCACTCATGAGGCGCTGAATTCGGGCGTTCCGCTCCACATCCGTTTCGTTGTCGGGCGCATCGAGATGCATGCGGTAAATGTTCGGTGGTATCCCGAGTTTCGATGCAATCTCGTTCGCTCGCACCTTGCGAATGATTGCCGTGATCTTCTCACCCGGCGCGATCGCTGATGCTTCCAACGCTGATTGCGTGAGGCGTGGTAAATCCACGGTTTTGCGTGTTAGGGCTTTCAGTTTGCTCATGTGTTCCTTATCCTTCCGGGGGTGGCTTAGTAGGTGGCAACGGAATTCGTGAGGTTGACCGCGATTTCGTTCCCAGCGATCGCGTTATATTCCGCAGTACCCTCGGTGGTGATTGTCATGCGGCCCGGCCCACTGATGGGAGCGCTCCACGAATCAAGCTGTAATGCTGGAATCGTGATCGCCAAGATGTCAGCTCCATTCGTCCATGTGAACACGTACTCGTCGCTCGCGGTGGCCGCGAAGTCCGCGTACGTGGTTGCATCCCGGAATGTGAGCGTCATACCGATCGTGATTTGCAATTTGTCATTGAAATCTACAGCACTAATTTCGAGCGACTCGTTTAGTGTTTCCTCCGCTTCGAGATTGTTCGCAATCCCGATCGTGAGATCCTCCAAATACGGGAACGTCACGCCGCCCTTCGTGACTGCGAGCTGCTGAAATCGGAATCGGCTGCCCGCTTCGAGCGCAACCACTTCTGCCGCGGTGGCTGCGACGCCTTTGAAGATCCAGTCGGTGTCGATCATCATTGCATCATCGGCGGGCTGCCGAATCGTGAGCGTATTGAGTTGCCCACCGCTGTACCGATGAATCAGACTCCCACGCTTGATGGTAGCGGAGTACGGCGGCAATGCCGCTTCGGGACTGAATTTGTCCACGACCGGCGCGAAGTCATGCGTGTACGGTCCAGCCCCCGCGGTGACTGGCGCGCCTAATGCTGCTCGGAACAATTCGCCAATTCCCGCCGGCCGGGCATGCATCTGCGTGATGCCTCCGGTGATGCCGAGCCGCCCGGCGTCTGCCGGAAGCGTGCTTCGGGTGCCGAAACTCATGGGCTCACGGAGGCGACCCCGATCTTCGGTGATGTTTTCCTGCGCTGAGTAGAAACGGCTGCTCGCTACGGGGGTGCCCCATGCCAACTCTGTGCCAATACCAATCGCGCCTTCGATGCCTGTACTCATGCGTCACTCTCTTTCTTGGGGGATTCCTTGGCGCTTGATTTCTTGGCGCCTTCGACCCGCTGGAAGACGGGGCTCGCATCGAGCTGGGCCTCTTGCTCGGGCGTGTCGGCTTCGACAATGTCGCCAGGCTTGAATGCGGGGCTCCAATACGGGCCAGTGGGCTTGTATTCGTATTTCGCTTTCACCATGTGTTTCGCCTCCGTCATAGCTCGCCGGCTTCGATTCCTATGATACCCGCTCGATACGGTCGATTGTTACGCAGCACCAGATCGGTTGCGTATCGGGTGGCTCGCGTCAGCTCGACTAGACCGCCGAGCGTGTAATCGAATGCGGCGCCGTGGATCTTATCAATGAATGCTTTGATGAATCCGCCGATGATGATTTCGTCTTCGCCGAGATTCTGTTGCAGCGGAATGTAAAACGCAACTTGGAATGTGTGGATCTCGCGCAGTTCATCGTTTCCGCCGGCGCGAATCTGTTCTACCGTGCCTCCTTCGAGCCAGACTTCGATGGCCGGCGTGATCGTGAGCGAATTCATGCCGAGCCGTGCGTCGCGTACTCCGGGAATTTCGGCCGCCGCGACCCGTAATGCCTCCGCTATGATGCTCGGATCTGTCATTGCTTGATTGCCTCGCCAATGTAATCGTTGAGCGTTTCGAGAACCTTGGCGTGTAGCTGCCCGGGTAACTGCCCGGCCGGCGTGAGCTTCGGTAGGGCTGCCCGCTCGGGCATGATGCCCTGATTCAGATGCTCATTCTCGGGTAGGTGCTGATGGTACTTGAAGAAATCGAACGGTGTTCCAATGCTGACGCTATTCCCGGCGCTGATGAATTTGAGGCCGGCCACGTCCGTCATTTGATAGTTGAAGCTCGATTTCAGGACACCGGTTCGTTGTAGTGGCCGTGTCCCTTTGCCCTCACGCTGCGCCAGATACGCTGCCGTAAGGGGTGGCCATGGTACGCCGTTCGGACTGACCTTGTTGCGAAATGCGGGAATCACCGCGTCGTCCATGATTGTTTGCCCAATCATTTTCAAAGCGGGCGTCGTGTTTCCCGCTTTGGCGCTCACCCGATCCAGCATCGCTTTCAATCCGCCCACGTTCGCGTCCACTGTGAGGCGACTCATACTCCGTTGCCCCATCCGCGTTTCGTGTGCGTGACCACTTGCGGGCTGCCAATCACGCTATCGGGATCATCTTTCGTTATGGCGAGATCCACTCGGCCGTGCGCTACATCCCGTAACCATTCCAGCGCCGCCTTATAGTTCGTATACAAGCTGCTCGAATCTGCGGGCTCTGGTAGGAGCTGCAAATGCACCGCGAGATGGTATCGCGCGATGTCTGCCACACGGCCCTGCAGATCGGGTGTCGCATCGGTCACGGGGACGATGTAGCCAGCTGATCGTAGGTATCCTTCGGCTTCGCTGTTGCTTCGATCGAGCGCGGAGCCGCGATCCGCGGGCGTGCTCCGCACGCTTAGATCGCCGCTTAGGTAAGGATCGAGCGTGCCCAGAATCATGAATCACTTCCCTACTCTTGCGCGGCGTCCCATTCGGCGTAAGCATCCATGATGGATTGCGCCGTTTTTGGGCCGATCCCGTCGATTGCTTCCAGCTCCGCGCGATCGGATCCATGCAGATCTTCATAGTAGCGGTACGGAACGGGTCGCGCTTCAAGGAGTTGCGTGATGCCGGGAAAATCGTCGGGTAGTAGGGTGCCATCTCCGCTTTCTGCGGCGGCTACGTGCGCGAGTTTGATGGCGTTCTCGCCCTTCGCTTCTGCTTGTTGCGCTTGCCGCATTCTGTATCGCCTCCATGTAGCGACGCCCATGCGTTCTTTCCTTTCTGTGACCGGGCGCCCGGTGATGATTCACGGGCGCCCGGTCACGCTAGGTGTTAGGGGGTGGCTTACGCTGCGAGGTTGTGTCGAATCTTCACGATCCCGGTTTTTGTGCTGCCCGCCATGCGGGTGTAACGGTGCGCGGCGTAGTAGGTATGGAGCGCCGCGATATGCGTATCAGAGAGAATGTCCCGGTCGGTTTGAATCTCTTGATTCTCGCCGCCACTGAACCAGAGCGCGAGGCTGTTCCGCTTCAGGATCAGTGTTTCGTACGCCGTGGCGGTTCCTCCGCCGCCCGCGTCAAGCGTGGAGGTTGCGCGATCGCTGATGCGTATGGGCACGCCAATGCCGGGAAGCCGAATCATGGCGCCCTCAACGGTGCCGGCGTACAGCGGCTGATCGTCGAGGTCTTTCTGCTTGAGTAGATCCAGCGCAACGGCGGAATGCATCACGGCGAGCGCGATGTCCTCCTGCTCATCACCCCAAAGGAAGCGCCCATCGAGCAGCGATTCCCACGTGAGCTGCCCGGTGGCGGCGTTCGCTGGATCGTAAATATCATTTTCGAGCGTGGTCGTGGCGGCTTCCGTGAGAAGCTTCAGGTCGATACGCCGCTCGAATCCGCGACGAATCTGACGGGCTGCCTCCGCGTACGGGTCAGCGTAGGCCGCGGCGAGCTGCGCCCATTCGGTGACTTCGATAGCCTTACCGGAATGCTGCACGGTGGCCGTTTCGCTGGACATGGTGATCTTCGCGGGGGTCAAAGCGGGGATCGCTCCGCCGGCGCCTTCGTCCGCTGCGAGATCCTCGAATTCGCCAATGGTGCCGAAGTACGGGATCTTGATGGTGTCGCCGCCCCTAGCGCCGGGCCAGCCGCGGCCGGTAACGAATGCGGCGCCGCTGCCGTAGAGCGCTTGGACGCCCTCGAATTCGCCGCGAACGGCGTCTTCGAGAACCTCGGGGATGATGGTGTCTGTTCTGATTGTCGTTGCCATGTTCTAACCTCCGAGTGGGGTCGGCTTACGTGCCGAAGCGGGTGGTCGTGTGTTCGGCGTAGAGTCGTGCGAATTCCTCGGGGTCGGCCATCTTCAGCTCAACCTTTTGGGGATTCGTGAGGCGATCCCACGCGGTTTTGCCTTCGGCGTCGACGCCTGCGGTGCCGGCGCTTCGCCCTTCGGTTGACGGGTTGATCGGTTGGCGGGTGGCGCCCGGAATGACGCGGGGCGCGGCTTTCAGGTATGCCTCGAGTCGGGCGGGATTCACGCGGTCGTCGTCGTCTGCGAGCAACGTCCGCAATGATGCGCGACTTGCGGGCGTGAGTTTGCCTTCTTTCATGCCGCGATCGAGTAGGGCTTCGACCCGGGCTTCGTCTTCGGCTGCGGCGCGGGCGTTGAGTTGCGTTTGCAATTCGTCGCGCTCCGCTGCGACCGCTTCGCTTTGCGCTGCGCCGTCGCGCCATGCGGTGATGGTGCCAACTACTTCGTTGCCCTCGCCGACGATGTCTTCGATGCGGGTGGCCAGCGCGGCGCGGGCTTGGAGTCGCACGATGTTTTTCACCGCTTCCGTTTCTGCTGCGTCCGCTCCGAGGCCGAGTTTCGTCAAGATAGTTTCCATGGCGATCTTCCTTTCGTGTTCGCTTGCGCCGATCGTGGCGGGCGTTCCATGCTTCGATGCGGCGATGAGCGCGTCCATATGCCGCGTTGCCGGTAGATTTGTCAACGCGAAGTTGACGAATTCTGTGATGATCCCATTATCATCATGATACAGAACGGGACTGATGTAGCGGTATTCCTTGGCGCGGATCCGATCCGCCGCTCGATCTGTCCACCTGATGTCCTCTGCCCAAAGCTCGGGACCATCTCCCGTTTCGCGAATCGCGATCGAATACCATGCCGCGGCTGGTGCTTCGCCCATCTCTCGGAAATTTGCGTGCTCATAGTCAGCGCTGTAATCATTCCCCCATGCTCGCGCGATCTCCATCACGGAGGCGGCGCTCGCGCGAGTGAAATGGAAGACACCTTTTTCTGTGTCATTCGGGCCGGCGCGTAGGATTCGCCACTCGTTCGGTGGTTCCCGGTTGAGCTGCTGGTTTAGCATCACGGCGAGATCCAGCACGAGCGGATTCGATTTTTGCTGTGCGGGTGTCAAGCTGAACGGCCTCCGCTCTCTCGGGCGTACGCTGCCGGGCTTTGTGCCGACGATCCGGATCGTGCGCCTGTTGGGTGGAGTATACACGACGGGCGCGTGTGCGTCGCTACTCCGTGGGCGTTACGCCGTGACGAAAGCTCGCGGGGGCGGCCGTTTCGAGCTTCCGTTCGAGGATCTGTCCAATCTCGGCGGGCGTCATGCTGCGGAGCGCCTCATGCGCCCATGCGGCCGCGCGGATCCGTACCGGTTTGCTTTGTACGCCATCGGGCAGCGGCCGGTTCGGTTTGAGATTCCGGTTTTGTGGGCGGTCCTTCTGTGTCATAGTGTGACGTCCTTCCGGGCCGCCCGCTCCGTTTGTTTCGCCGGAGCGGGCGTCATTCTACCGATCCCGTATGACTGTTTTGAGTCGCTCCCGGTAAACGGTTGTTAGGGCTGCCGTTCGATCGTCCAGCATTCGGCCCATGATCTTGCGATCGTCGGCATACGTCACCAAGGTTGGTGCGTACCGTTGCCATCCGCCAACGCGGCCGTGCACGATTTCCAACTCGTCAATCTGTTTGAGTAGTCGCTCCGCAATGTCTTCCGGGTGGGTGATGCCCGCCACTTTGAATACTCGGGCGTACCCGGGGTTCAGTGTGGGATCCCCAAACGCTTCCCATTCAAAGATTGCCGATAGTAGATCCTCGGCTTTTCGTTCGTTCCCTACGCCCATGAGCAGCGCACTGCCGTTGTCCACGCGGTACGCTTCGCGTCCTGTCCACACGATGTTGCTGAGATCGTCACCGACGACGCTCCAATTCCCGAGTAGATTGTCTGCCACGAATCCGTCTAGGATTCGGTTTGCGCGCGCTTTTGTGAGCCCGATTTTGCTTAGGTCTTCACCTTTCGCGACGATCTTGCTTGCCAATATGAAGCGGGTTGCCTCACCCGGGGCGCCCGGTAGGGTTGCCACGGTTGTTTCGGGCGCATTCAAACCGAGTGACCGGTAGACGTTTCCCGCGAGATGCTCACTGTACGCTTGCGCTTCGTCGTCATAGATTTTGATGTACCGTTCGACGCCGTCTTCGCCGCGGTAGATGCCTCCGGGATTGGATCCGCGGGCGTCGTCGATTTTCTCATGCATTAGGATCTGATCCAGCGTTTTCGTTTTCGCCGGCGGGGGTGGCAATGGATCCGGCGGCCGGTGAACGACGGGCGGTGGCTTCGATGCTTTCACGATGGCTTTGATTTCGGGGGTCGCGCCGAGGGGTGGCGTTAGATTCTGCGCCATGCGTTGCATCTTCTGCGCATACACGGTTCGCAGGGTGCTGGGCCATTGCGTGACGTTTGGTTCCCATTCGCCGACATCGGGTCGATACCCGAAGCCTGTTTGTGCGGGGATCTCGCCCGCCTCGGTGGTGTCGGTGCGTTCCACGCCGGCGGCTTCACCTTCGGCTTTTGTGGCGGTGCGTACCGCGCTGCGGCACCGATGATGCAGCGGGGGATAGTTCGATTGCCAGAAGGTGTCGTCATGCCGGCGAATGATTTGATCTCGGGCGATACAAATATCGGTCGTGTCTTCATCCAGAATTGCGTCGAACACCCAGAATGGGCGGGATGCGAGAATTGCGGGGTCTGTCATCATTTCGTACCGGCCACTGTTGTACGAATGCTGCATGGCGTTCCGAAAGATGGTTTGCACCCGGAATGGTGGATCTTTCACGGTTCCCACCCACTCTTTCTCAAGGATGCCGCTTATGCGCCGCTTGTAGGCTTTCAGGTGCTCGCCGTCGCGCATGCTTTGTAGGGTCTGTTCCCAGACTGTGTGCACCATTTGGGTTTGCGCTACGCCGGCCACCGTGAATGCGTACCGGCGCCATTTGAGGCCCATGCGTAGGTAGGTGGGCTTCGTGATTGGTACACGTTTCGAGAACCAATCGTACGCCTGATGGAATTTGAGCGGGTCTGATGTTTCACCCCATGCCATGCGTCAGTCCAATCCCATCAGTCCATTTGGGGAGCGTCATAGGTCTTCGTGTACGGCTTTTCGGCCAGCCAAATCCGCTAGGATTAGTGCCTCCATGAGCGCGTTCGCATCGTCGGGATCCATATCATCTAGGAGGCGTGGCAATCCTTCAATGATTTCGTTGTAGGAGCCCGCGGAATTGATGAATGCGGTTAGGTCGCTCAAGTTTTTTTGTAGCACCGGCAGGGGATTATGTCGGCCAATCATGCGATCTACATACATCTGCCCACGAATGAATCCCGGGGCGGCGCTTCCGGTGGCACCTGATGCGAGCCGAATTTGAGCCAGATCTGCCCGGCCGGTGAATGGCTCCGCGGGGACTGCGCCGGCGGGAGCTTCGATGAGCCGATCGCCATCCTTCAACGGTTCGAGGCCCACACGGCCGCGGGCTTCGTTGATTGTGACGGTGCCATATTTCAGCATGTATTCGGGCAGCTCGCCATCGGGCGGCGTGACGTCCCATCTCGCCCATGGGGCGCGATCGTCATCCCCGAAATTGTACGCCGTCCACCATTTGATGCTTTGCGCGTGGAGGGTGGTGCTGATGGTTTGTTCGTCGCTTTCGATGATGTCATGCCGAATGTTCTCATGGACTTTCGCGGCGGCATATGATCCGCCCTCAACGTCGCTTGTCAGATTCTGGCCAGCGATCGTGATGCTCATGGCTTTGTTGGCTGAATCCATTTGCTTCTGAAACGTTTGGTACGTGTTCGCGGTGGCTTCAATCAGTTTGTAATCAAATCCGGGTGGCAACGCGAGCCCGGTGATGCCCGCCAGGTTCTCTAGGTCGGTTGCTAATTCGATGCGTTCATCTTTCGTTGCGCCCTCCGGGGTGGTTCCTACTCGTGTTGGGTTGCCATGCGCTTCGCTGTATGATCCCCAATCGAGTAGTGCGTACCGTTTGAGCAGCCACCATGGCGCGATTGCTCGCCATAGGCCACGCTGCCATGGGCGATGCGCTCCGTAGGGGGTGTAGAACACCCATTTTCCGTCGCCGGGCGTGATGATGATTTCGCCGGCGTCGCGTGTGCGGAGCTTCCATGCTTCGGCGCCGTGATCGTAGCGCAGCCAGCGGGGTGACCAGACATGTAGTTTCGGTAGGATCCGGCCGGTGTCTTCATCAATTTGCCAGCGATGCTCCGCGATGCCGATCCCGAGGATGGTTCCCCAGGTAATCAATTCGTCGAGTGCGGATTCCGGGTATGCGGTCCAGAAATCTTCACTGAGCGCCTGACTTTCGGGGGTTGCGTCCTCTCCTTCGTGAGCCTGAAAATACACGGTGCTTTTGATGAGGCCACGTGTGCGGGTGCTCATCACGCCAATCATGCGATCGTCTGACATCATGTTTTCGATTAGATCCGCGGCTAGGGTCAGGTTGCCTGTTTCCGCGGCGCGTCGCGCGCTTTTGATTCGTGGGGGTGTCCAATCATCACGCGTGGTGTATGCCATCGGGCGGTATACGGTGCTCGTCGTTTGTTTTCTCATGCTGACTTACCTCCGGGGGGCGTCGCGTCGGGTGCTCTGGACGCGGGTGCGGCTTTCCGCGTAGGAGATGGCGTTCCACGGCAGATGATTGAGCGCCTGCGTCAATTGGTCCACGATGTCGCTTCGTGTCGTGGCCGGGAACGCTGCGAGCGCACCGCGGGCGCTTTCCACCCAAGCGTATAGCTTCGGGTGTGGCAGGTATACGTTGCCGGCTTCCACGCGTGGGGTTTGCGCCATGGCTCGCGCCTCCTTCGAGCCGTATGGTTGCGCGGGAATGAATCCGCCTAGTTCGCTTTTGAGTACGCTCATGACGGCGGGCCCGTTGGCTTTGTCCTCGACAACTTTTTTGTAGATTTCCGGGTAGCGTTTCGTCATTTCGCGAATCGAGGCGAGGGTACCAATGAAATCGAGTCGGCTTTCGATCATGTCAATCATGTAGGCATCGGCACCCCATTGCTTCCATATGCCGCCGGCAACGAGGCTGCTACCATCGGTGTCTTTGAATGCGAGATCCCATGATTGGATTGCGTGATCGGGTGTGCCGGGTGGAATGGTTTTCGGTTTGATTTCGATGATGTTTCCGTCGGTGTCTGGCACGCGAACCGGGCCGAGATTCACGCCGGTGGGTTGCCAGTATCGCCACCATGCGGTTTTGAATATGCCACCGCCGGCGGGTGCGGGCCGCTGTTGGAGCTGTCCGGCTGCGCCGAAACTGCCTAGGCGACGTGTGAGGCGCGTCACTGTTTCGGGTGGGAATCGTTCGGGGGATAAAAGCTCGCCCTTTTTCGTTCGTGGATCTTCCCAACCCAGCGCGGTGGTGCAGTGATAGGCCGGTTCGTACTCCATGGGAAGGCGTAGGTGCTCGAATCCGCCAATTTCGTCGAGCAGGTAGCCGCTTAGATCGCGTTCGTGTAGGCGTTGCATGATCACGACTTCTGTGTCGCGTTTCGGGTCGATTGTGCGGGTTGACCATGTTTCCTGCCACCATTGCAGGGCGCCTTCACGTTTCGTTTCGCTGTGCACATCGTCGGCGCTGTGCGGATCGTCAATCACGCGGCGGTTCCCACCCTCACCGGTGGCGGATCCACCGAAGCTGACGGCGAGTCTGTACCCGCCGGCGGTGGTGTCATAACGAACTTTCTGATTCTGATCGTCGGTCAATTTCACGAGCGGGTAGCGCACCTGATACCACGGGCTTTCAATTAGGCGCCGCATGCGTACGTTATCCCGAATGGCTAGGCTCTGCGCGTATGACGTGAACAGCCATTTGATGCGCGGATTCTGTGCCCATTCCCATGCGGGCCATGCAACGCTGACAATTGTGCTTTTGCTCATGCGGGGTGGGATGTTGATAATCAAATCCCGAATCTCACCCGCGGTCACTGCCTGTAGATGCTCGCATATTGCGCCAATATGCCATGAATCAACGAACGGGCTTCCCGGTTCGATCACGGGCCATGCGTCGCGTAGGAAGCGGTGTAGGCTCACTTCGTGTTGCGCGGTTTCGATTGTGGCTATCAGTTGATCGAGTTGATTCATGGCGGGCGCCGGCTTGCGGATGGTGCGCCTCATTCGGCATCATCATTCGTGGTGTGTCGAACTTTTTCTAGCAGAGTTCGTAGCGTGTCCAGCTCACCGGGATTTAGTTTCGATATGTCCGCGGTCGCCATGATGCCGGCAATCCCGGCGCTTCCGTTGACGTTGACTTCCGATCGGGTGGTTGGGTGGCCGGTCGCGAGACGCTTCATGTCGTCAACTTGTTTCGCGATGCGTATGGTGTCCGCCATGGTCCAGCGGGCGGGTTTGATGATCACGGTGCGGCCGTTGTCCACGAATTCCTGTGTGGTGAGTGGCAATTCGAGCATTTTTCTCATTTTGTCTTCAAGCTTCACAGCGATCTGCCACGTGTCCGCCGCTTGCTCTGCGGCGCGGGCTCGCCAGACTTTCTCTTTCTCGATTCGTGCGAGTTCGTCCTGATACGCGTCATACGCCCGGGCGCGTTGGACCCAATCGTTTCGGGCGCTCCATGCCTGAAAGTAGCCGGCCGCGTGTTCAGCCGTTGGGTTGCCGTATCTCTGCCTGTATGCCTGAAGCGCTGATCGGTCGACGCCAAGATCCCGGTAGACCTGAAAGCCTCGCCATGCGGCGTTCGTTTCGCCGGGTTGTCGGTGCCATGGCGCAGGCATTTAGGTTCCTTTCGTGTCGCCTTGTCGGGGGTGGCGGGGGTGTCTTTGCGTTACAGCATACTCGGATGCGCTCCGGTTTGTGTGTCAGTTCGGCCAATCCTGATCATGAAGCCGGCGGGCCATTGCATCACGCCGGCTTCTCTCCTGCTCAGATCGTTGTCCCGCAACATAAATGGTGCTCCCAACAATCACGGTGATAACCCCCAGAATGAATCCGATCACGAACATGGTCATAGCACCTTCTCGGTGATTTTCATGCGTCGCTCGGTGTTCGGTAGCGCGGTTCGGTCATGCCAGGAATGCCCGCATGTTTTGCAATCCATTCGGTCTACTCCATACACAGCGGTTTGATGATCTACCTTGATCCGATCGCTTCCACATTCTGGACAGCGGGTGCTCATGCTGCAATTTCGGTTTTGAGTGCGTGCACGCCTCACGAGAATGAGCAATGTCCAGTGAATCATTGGCGTTTTCCGTATTCGTATGGGCTCCAGTGTGGGTGTTGTTTTTGGTGGCGTGGTTCGGGTCCGTTTTCGCGTGCTTGAATTACTGCGTGGATGATTGTCGCGAAGTCTGGGTGGTGTTTGCAGGCTTCGGTGAGGTCGTGGAGGCGGTCATCGAACGCATTTACGGCATTTACGGCATTTACGGATTCGTTTACGATGCTCATGATTCCAGCTCCGTTTGCGTTTTTACGATCTTTTTGAATCGTTCAATTTCGTCATGTTTTTTGTACTGCGCTAGTCTTGTGCCGGTCGTCAGGTTTTTTGATTCGATTTGGTGGCGTATGTGGTACTGGCGACTGGTGAGTTCTTGAACCACTAGCGTCAGCAGTTCCCGGTCGATACTGAT